CGCAACTGGTCCCACGGCGGGTTGCGACGCCATGATCGGCGCGCCTATCGCCAAAAGTTTCTTGATCGGCAGACGCGCGTCGCCTCTGCGCACATAAGGGCCTGCGCCGCTGTTGGTGACGAAGCCGCGCGAGATCGTGCCACCACGACCGACTTTCACTTGCGCGAAAAGCTCGCGTCGCATTCGACCACGTCGAGCGAACTTCGGCAGGTATCGAAACTTGTTCAGCTCAAGCATTGAATCCTTGATCAGCAGCTCGCCTCCGAGCGTCGTGTAGTTTGCGCGATGCAGAGAGATTGGAATGTCCTTTGCCTTGATGATGTATTCCTTGCGAATCTCTTTCTTGACGACTGTGCGACCTGAAGAGAGCGCGCGATTGATCGCCGGAGCGAGCACGCGTGGCACACCGTTCTTGATGTGACCGACTGCGCGTTCGAGTTTCTTCATGGTTTGCGCGTCAATCGTCATCATCGTCAGTTGCTCCCGTATTTGCCCGGCTGCGAACGATACGCTGAGAGCGCGAGCTTGTAGCAGCTTTCTTCGTCAGTGCAGTCGAGAACTTCCCACGGTTCATTCGCTGGCGAGTAGATCAGCTCGCCAGCGAAGGGCACTCGCGGCAGGTATCGATGCTCAATGAAGCAGATTACATCTCCTAGATACATGCCATGGATAGACACGAGTGGATGCCGTTTCGATTGTTCTTCATCCCAGACGACAGGAGCGGTGAAGACGTTGAAGCTGCCATCAGCCTTTTTGATCCGAAATTCGCGCTCAGTCGCGAACTCGTCAGTATTGACGAACACGTTCGACAGATCAGGCGCAAACTGATCGCGCAGGCTCATAACGTCCTCCAGTATCGCAGGGCACTATTTTTTCGCTTTCCTCTCTTTCTTGATCGCCTTGATGATCTCGCTCTTCGTCGCGTGCGAATGCACTTCAACGCCTTCGCTCTGCGCGATCTCACGCAGGTCTTCGACGGTGTGATCATTCAGGTTGCCGCCATTGCCATCGCTGTTCGCTTCGTCGCTGTCTTTCTCTTCAGCCTTTGTGGGCTTCCAGAAGTCGACGCCCTCTTTGCCTTTCGGCTGCGCCTCAGGCGGCCCAGCGTCAGGATCGTTCGGGTTGAAGTAAGCAACTTCGCCCGGAGTCGGGAACGGATACGACGCGCCAGTGATCGCTTCGATGATTCTCCAGCCGAGAACGTCAGCTGGCATCGGCAGCGGGCACGACGTCAAGCGATAGAACAACTGCCCATCGTCCTCATCGCCGTAGATGAACGGGATTCGATCAGTCTGATATGTCACGAAGCGCTTCGACTTCACGTCTTCGAGCTGCGTGAACGCGCCGTAGACGATCTTGTTCGGCGTCTCAGTTGACGCGAGCAGCACAAGCTCAGGCGGCAGCATCGGATAGAGCGTCCCTGCGTCATCCTCGAAATATTCTGCATAGGAGTAATATTCGAGACCAGCCTGACCACCGAAGCGCACGATCGATTGACTGTCGATGATCGGCTTGATCGTCGCCATTTGAAAGCGAATCGAGTCAAGAAACTTTGCGACTGCAGCGTTGTTCAAGAACGTCGACTTCGCAGTTGAACCAAACAGCGCGACGTTCGGAGAGATGCCACTGTCGCGAATCACTGCGAGTCGTGCAGCTTCAAGATCAGCGAACGGATCGCTGTTCGTCTGGTCCCACTTGATCGTTGGCACGAAGTGGTTGTTCGGCGCGCCCGCACTCGACTCCATGAAGTTGATGACGTTCGTGTAGCCGTTGTCGGCTGTGACTGTGATGCTGCCGTTGAGCAGCAGCGCGCGGCACATCCACTCTTCTCTGCGCGTGATCGCATTGTCGAGAAAGATCGCGTCATCAGCGAGCAGCTCAGCTGCGCGATCTGCAGGCGTGCCAGCCCCGTAGATCGTTTCGCCCGGCAGGCGCGCTTCAAGATCAGGCGTGCGAAGTGCGCGCACTGGAGCGATGCGTGGCGCTCGGTAGAAGCGTGTCTCGTAGCCTTGACGCTCCATCACTTTGCCGCCAACGAGCGGCGCGACGAAGGGCGCCATCTTCCGTCGACCGCGCCTAAAGTCGAACTCGACGAGCGGCGTCGGCGGGAAGTCGCGACCTTTGAAGAAAGTGTCGCGCAGAAATGAAGCGGTGATGGGGCCTTGCTCGAACGCAGCGAGCAGTGTCCTCGGTTCGTAGTTTGGGTTCATGTTGCTCATAGCAGTGTTGTCCTTTCGGTTGGTTGACTCGGTTTTATGGCGCGAAGGCCCCGGCTGGTGTCGCCGGATCGAGAAAGATTTGCTTGTCGCGCAAATTCGCGACAGCAGCTCCAGTGAGCGCAGTGCCATCTTGATAGGCGACTGTGTTCTTGTCGAACGAGCCGCTCAGCGCGACTGCGACTGTCTTTGTGTTCGCACCACTTGGCACGTCATCTGCATTCGGCAGATCACAGATGATGCCTTCTACCACAGCGTCATCTGCTCCGGCTGCGCCAACAGCGGCGAGCACTGCGGTGCGACCAGCATTGAACTTGACGAGGTGCCCGATTTTCATCTGACCGATGTTACCACCGCCTCCGTCAGTGAACGGATAGCGACGAACCACCCAGTCGTTGTCGTCGAACGACTGCAGATTTGGGAATGTGACTGAATCTTTGATTGCCATATTGCTTGTTGTTCCTTTCTTCGATTTGATTGTTGTCAGCTGCGCGTGACGCGAACGTTGCCGCGCTTCATGCGCGCCTGCACTTTCTCTTTGATTTTCGCGCCAAACTCTTTCTTGCCGTCACTGTCATCTTGCGATGCAGGGATTCCGTCGAGCTGCGACGCATCAGCGCGTCGAGCGTTCTGCGTGCTCGCCTTGTCCATCGCCGACATGACGTCCTTGATGACGTCAGCGACCTGCTTGCCGTCTTTGATCGCTGCCTGCACGATGTCATGCGTTGCAGGGCGATCGAGTTCGAGCAGCGCTGCGACGCGTGCGCGCTCTTGTTTCACTGCGTTCGCAGCTGCGTCAGTCGCAGCGTCACCTGTCTTCGGTGGCTGCTCGTCTTTCTTCGGCTCCTGCTCTGTCGCGGGCGGAGTCTCTTCCTTTTTCGGTTCGTCTTTTGCCGGCGGCGTCTCCTCTGCCGCCGTTGCTTTGATGTTTGCTTTGCTCATGGGTTCTTCCTTTGTTGTTTTGGTGGCGGTGAACGCCGGGACATTTTTGAACTTGAACTGCGAAAGATCGAATGACGCAGCTGCCTTGATCACGCCGCGCACTTCATCAGCGAATCCTTTCTCGACAGCCTGCTCTGCGTTGAGCCACGTCTCGTCTGCGAGCATCGAAGCGATCTCGTCACGACTGAGCGCAGTCTTTTTCGTGTAGGTGTTGATCATCGAATCTTCAATCGACTGCAGCGCGCGACGCGCTTTCTCATGCGTGTTCTTGTCGCCCATCGTCATCGCGCTCGGCAGATGGATCATCATGTTCGCGTTCGCGCGAATGAAGACCTTGTGACCGACCATCGCGACGATCGACGCTGCGCTCGCTGCAAGTCCGTCGATGTAGACGTGCTTTTGTGCGCGATGATCTGCGAGTCGCGAGTAGATGCCTTGAGCGTCGAACACTGAACCGCCGGGCGAATTGATGTGAATGTCGAGACGCTTCACGCTCGACGGCAGCTTCGCGAGGTCGCGCGCGAACGCTTTCGCGCTGATCTCACCGATCTCCTCCCAGTTGCCGATGACGTCATAGATGTCGAGCTGCGCGCTTTCAGGCTCATCGCCCGCGTCATTCGTGAATCTCCAGAACTCGTTCATCGTTCGAACCTCCCGCTCAAGCCGCTCGCAAGAGCGACTCTGTTCTTTGTTTTGCTGCGTGTGCGCGCTGCTTTTTTCGGCGCTGGCGGCGCTGCAGGCGGTGCAGTCTTGGGCGGCGCAGCTGGTGCAGGTTCAGGCTTCGCAGGTTCGCCACCAGCCCCGCCCAAGAACGTTCCGCCGATCTGCGTCGGTCGATAAGGCGGAAAGATCAGCTCAGCTTCACTGAACTCTTGCTGCTCGATCGATTGCTGACGGATGTTGTCGCGATAGTTCGAGCCGTTCAGCTCTGCGCTCTCGCGTTCAGTCGTCGAGAAACCGCACTTCACTTTCATGTCAGCTGCGATCACTTCCTTCTGCGGGTCGAGGCTGCCAGCGCTCGCGCCGGTCCAGATGCAGCCGAGCATCGCGTGACGAATCAGCGGATCGTCAAAGCCGCCCTTGAACTTCTCGATGCGACCAAGTGCGATCGCGTCTGCGAGCCATTCTTCGTAGACGGGCTGACAGAATTGATCGATCATCTGCGCGCGATATTTGCGCACGCGCTTCCAAAAATCGAGCAGCGCTGCGCGGCTTGCCGAATAGCTCGCGTTGAACTGTTTCAAGAGCACTTCGTAGGGAATCCCCAGCGCTGCACCGATGAATTTCGCGACTGAGATCGTGAACTCGCCAAACACAGACTGCGGCTGCGTCGGGTGCGCAAAGTTCACCGCGTGACCCGGGCGCATGAAATTAACAATTCCCGGCCCGAGCTGAACGTTGTATGGGTTCAAATTCATGATCTCTTGCTTCTGCTCGTCAGTGAGCAGCGAATCGAAAATATTCGGATCAGGAAATTCGCTCGTGATGAACGCCGTGAAGTAGCTTTGAATCACAGCAGCGACGACTGTGCTGTCGATGAAACGACCGTGCTGCTTCAGCAGCTCAAGACAGACTGCCAAGATCGGGACGCCTCTGCGCTGCTCAGGTCGCTCAGGCTTGATCAGCATCACCATGTTGCGTCGACCGCTCGCGTCGCCAAATGGCGTGATGCGAAACGACTTCGGCGCTGTCGGAAACACAGCGCGCGCGCTCGCAAGCGGGTGTCGATCGCTGATGTGATACGCGACAAGCTCGCCTTCAGCGTTCAGCTCGACGCCGCTGAAAAGATTCAGCCCGACACTCGGCGCGACTTCTGCGACTGACGGGTTCATCACGCGATCAGCTTCAAGCACGCGCAGCTTCAGCTCGAACATCGTGAGCGGTCGCGCCTTCAGCGGAAAGAGCACAGGGCAGTCGCCAGAGAGCAGCATCGATTGAAACGCGACGTGCATCTGCGTGTAGAAAGAATGTTTCGATTCGAAGTCGCATTCGCGCGGATCGTTCGCCCACCAGTTGAATTTGTCAGCGAGTTCTTTGTTCAAGTCTGACGTTTCTTGCTCGTCGAGACCGAGCACATCGCCGTCGACATTCGGCGCCGGGAAAAGTCCTTCGCCTATGACGTTCGTGTCGAGACACTCGATCGCAGCTGCAGCAAGCGGAATTCCCATGAACGCGTCGCGCGATCGCTCGCGCAGCACTTGCACGTTGAGACCGATGTCTTTGTCGGCGTCGCCGCCGCGCCAGAGCCAGCCTGCGAGAGAGTTCTTCGTCAAGTTCGCGCCATAGTGCGCGTAGCCGCTCGAACCGTAGCTCAAGAACTGATTCTTCGGATCGAAAAACGTGCGCGCATTGATCATCTTGCCGTCGGGACCGAGCAGCACGCCGTTCGGGAAGCGCTTCGCGTGACCGTTGAGTGTCGCGTTCACATCAGACGTCCCTCGGGATGATTCGACACGCTTGATCGCGACCAGTCAGCGACGACGGCAGCACTTCAACGCCGCAGCACAAGAGCACCATCTGGTTCCAGTAGTCGACGTTCTTGATCTGATCAGCGGGGCCGCTGCGATGCAGACCGCGCGAGCCAATGTGATACTCGGTGACGCCGCCGCCCGCCTTGTTCATGCCATCAAGCGCATTCGCAAGACCTGATCTTGCCCAGTCGCACCACGTTGCGAAACCGTTCGGTGGTGTGCCGTCAAGATCAAACAGCACAACATTTTTTGGCAGAGGACGGGCGACGACGGCAACTTCCATTCAGCGCCCAGCTTTGAGCGCGAGAACGCGATCTGTCAACGTGGCGGAATAAAATA